AAGCCAATACTGCAACTACTCAAGCAACTAATGCAGCTACAAGTGCAACTACGGCAACTACAAAAGCAAACACGGCAACTACTCAAGCATCAAATGCAGCTTCTAGTGCAAGTGGTGCATCCACATCTGCAACTAACGCTTCTAATAGTGCAACGGCAGCTGCCACCTCGGCAACGAATGCATCTAACTCAGAAACAGCAGCTGCAAGTAGTGCAACTTCAGCTAGTGGAAGTGCTACAACTGCTACAACGAAAGCATCCGAAGCTTCAACAAGTGCATCAACAGCCACAACAAAAGCAAGTGAGGCATCCACTTCAGCCACTAATGCATCTGATAGTGCATCTACTGCAACGACTAAAGCAAGTGAAGCATCTACAAGTGCAACCAATGCAGCTTCAAGTGCCACAAGTGCAACGTCATCTGCATCTACTGCAACGACTAAAGCAAGTGAAGCATCAACTTCAGCCACTAATGCAGCCAACTCGGCAACGGCATCTGCAAATAGTGCCACAGCTTCAGCTAACTCGGCAACGGCAGCTGCTAACTCAGCATCTTCCATAGGTGATTTAGATAGCTTAAGTGATGTAACAATTACTTCAGTAGCTGATAACCAAATATTAGTTTATGATAGTTCGTCATCAAAATTTGTTAACCAAGCACCAGCCTCATCAAGCTCAGCTGCTGATGATATTACTACTGGTGATGCAGCTGTAACTATAGCAACTACTACAGGCAATATTACACTAGATGCTCAAGGTAATGACACAGATATTATTTTTAAAGGCACTGATAATACTGCCGATATAACTATGCTTACTCTTGATGGCTCAGAAGCTGGAGATGCAACTCTTAATGCTAATTTAGGAGTAGGTACAACGCCTAATGCTAATTATCCAGATGCAAGTTGGAATGTTATAGATTTAGAAACTAAAGGTGGATTAGTAGCATATGGTGGTACTAACGGAACTACTGGTGAAACTATAATTACTAATAATGCTTACCATGATGGTTCAGGATGGAAAGCTAAAACAACTGGCGAAAGTAGTGGGTATTCAGCAAAACAAGATGGCACTCATACATTTTATGGCACTAAAGGTACAAGTGCTAATGCTGATGCAGATGTAACACTTTCTAATTTACTTACAATAGGTTCTGGGGGAGATTTAGGAATAAATACGAACCCTAGTCCTTCTAACAATAACTTTAGTCATAATATTAATATGGGTGGAAAGGCTGCAATTATTGCAGATAATTATACTTTTAATGCAATTTATGTTGCTCACAATCTGTATCTTGATAATGGCACTTGGAAAACTAGACAAACTGGAACTACTGGAAATATAGTAGTGGCACAAGATGGTACTTTTTATGTATATAAAGGTAGCAGTGTAAGCACTGGTCAAACACCAACATTTACTGAAACATTTAGAGTAAGCAATACACTTGCTGGGGGTGCTAAATTTCATAGTGAAGAAGTACTACACTCTGCAAATTCTTTAGGGGGAGTAAAACTTGCAACAATTACAATTTCTGATGATGCCACTGTTGAATTTAGTAGCACTTATATAACTGATACTTATGACACCTATGAAGTTGTATTAAATGATATTATTCCAGCTACAAATGATACTAATCTTAAATTAAGATTTGGTTTTGCAGGTGTTGGGATAAATTCTAGTAATTACTATCGTTGGTACAATGGGCATAAACGAGTTGCTTACAATAAAGCTGCAAGTGAAGCTGGTAGTGCTTATTATTCTACTTCTATAGCTCTTAACGATGATGATTTAAATATAAGTCTTGGTAATGGCACTAATGAAAAAGCTACTTTTCACATAAGATTACACAATCTAAGAAAGACAGCTTCATATAAAGGAGTTACACACGTTAATGCTTTTGGTTTTGCTCAAGATGGTGCTAGTAGTTATGGTTATGAATGGCTTGTAGGTTTATATAGTGGAAGTGTAGATACTAAAGTTGATACCTTACAATTCTTTATGAATTCTGGAAACATAACTTCTGGTACGGCAACACTTTATGGGATTAAAACAGTATGAGTGATTTATATAAAAATGTAGATGGAGTTAGGATTAAACTAACTGAAGATGAAGTTAAACAAAGAGAAAAAGACGAACAAGACTTCATTGATGATATACCAGAGAGACTTAAACGAAGGTTGAGAAATAAAAGAGAAGATTTATTATTAGAAGCCGATTACAAAATAAATACTTTGGTAGATAATAATCAAGATGCTTCAGCATGGAGAACCTATAGGCAAGAGCTACGAGATATTACAAAGGCATCTGACTTAGAAAACGTAACTTTCCCAACCAAACCAAGTTAAAAAATATGAAGCAATCTTTAGAACCATCTTTAAAAGTCCAAATGGAGTTAGACCAACATGAAGCAGAATGTGCTTTGAGATATGAAATGGTCAATAAGACTTTAGAGCAACTAGACAAAAGATTATGGAGACTAGAAGCAATCACTATAGCTTCTAATCTAGCAGTCTTAAGTTTAGTCATAGTATTAGTAATGAAATAAATTTGTGAGAGGGTGATAGGATTATGATTTATGATAGAAGTCGTTGCTCTCGCTGGAGCTATAAACTCAATCAGTGGAGCTATCACCTCTAGTATCCAAGCAGGTAGAAGCTTAAGTCAGTTAGCACCACAAGTAGCTAAATTAGGTGCTTTAGATAGTCAAATACAAGCAGCAGATGCTGGTAAACACAAAGGCATATTAAGTAAACTTACATCAACAGAAGCAGAAGCTTTTGCCATCACTCAA